ATAGTAAATGGCAAACTAATTTATTAATAGTTCCTGATCACAAATATGTGCCAAGTATATATAAATTTATTTCATTATTTACAGATGAAAAAATTACTGATAATTCTATTAAATGTGCTATCTATAATTTATATTATAATGGACTTATTAATCTTTTGAATTATACATCAAAAGAGGAGTTTGAAAAAGGAAAAACTCTTGGACGAGAAGGAATGGTGGAAATTACTGAAAAAGGTATATTATTTTATAATTCTATTTTTATTGAACAAATATCGAGAGGAAAATAATTATGGATAAGAAACATAAAGAATTAAAAAAACGAGTTGAAGCTTGTTATAAAGTTATAAAAGAAGCTCAGGAAGAATTAAAACAAATCAGAGAAGAAGAATGTGAACATCCTTCATCAAGAGAAGAAAATTATTCTTGGAGACCTGGGGCTAGTGATAAAAGACAACTTTGTGTAGTTTGTGATAAACCAGTTGATGAAGATCCCTTTAAAATTAAAATTGATGAATCTACATTAAAACTATTAAATGAAACTGAATTAGGAAATAACGATAAAAATACATAAAATGAATATACAAGAAAAAATTAAATTTGAAGATTTAGATTATTTTTCAAAAAGAAAAATTTTAAGAAACCACTATTTAAGTGATCCAAAATTTCATAAAGCAATTAAATGTTTAGCATTTAATATTAAAGGAAAATTAGAAAATCCCACAATATCTGAAGTTATTAAATTAGAAAATATAATAGATTTCTTAGTTGAAGGATTTTTAGTATATGAAAAAATTTATAATGAAAATAATGATTGGTTAGGAGTTAAAAAATTAGATCCTGTTACTCTAGAACAAATAATAGTGGATGGTAAGAAGATCTGGACACAATATAAGGGAGATAAAAAACATGAAAGAATATTAACAGATAATCAAATATTATATTTTTCTTATCCTTCTTCTTGGCTAGAAACATCTATAGGAGAATCACTTTATACGAATCTTATATCTATTGATGATAATGATTTTATATCAAAACATGTAGATTTAATTGTAAAGAAATTATCATTAAATGGTTAATATAGGGGTAGTTGGTTCTAGGATATATAATAATAAAGAAAAAGTAAAATTAGTAATAGAATTATGTATCCAAAAATATGGCAAAGAGAACGTTCGTATAATAAGCGGAGGGGCACTTGGAGCAGACAGTCTAGGCAAAGAAGTTGCTTTGGAGAAAGGCCTGAAGTATCGAGAATACAACCCCGCCCATACGAAGTGGAACGAATATTCAGGAAAACCAAAAGAGTGGTATAGTAAAGAATACTGTGTAGGAAATTATTTTGAAAGAAATACCTTTATAGCAGAAGATAGTCATTTTCTTTTCGCTTTTATTCCAGAAGGACATCAATCTAATGGAACCCAAGATACTATTGGAAAAACTAAGAAAATGGGAAAACCTTATCAAATTATAAATTAAAAAGAAATTATAATCAATGGTTTTAAAAATCACAGATGATAAAAGATTTCTTGTCATTTCAGAATGTACTCAACATGAATATGAACAACTTGAATTTTCATTTACAAAAAAGGTTGCTAATTATTTTATAATTAAGAAAAAAATTCCTCACTGGGATGGTGAAATAAAATTTATGGATAGGTGGGGAAGAATACCAATCGGTTTATGGAAAGAGATACAAAGAGTGTGTGAAAGATTTCATTTCCCATTAGAAATTCACGGTATTAGCGAATTAGTTAATAATAATCATGATTCCAAAGCTTTTAAAAAATGGGCTTTAGGATATTTTAAAAAAAGTAATATTACTCCCAGAGATTATCAAATTGAGGGTGCTAGTCGTATTATTAAATTTAAAAATTGTACAGAAGAAATTTCTACTTCTGGAGGAAAAACCCTTTTAGCTTTTTTAGTATTTAAGTATTTTTTTGATGTTCTTAAAAAACCTAAAATGTTATATGTAGTTCCAAACATTAATCTTGTGACTCAAACTGAAGAAAAATTTTATGAATATGAAGATGGGTGTGGTAATAGACCTAACTGGAAATCAGATTGTGCTTTCGGAGGTTCTAGAAAAAAAGATAATAATGATGTTGATATAGTATTTGGAACGTATCAAACATTGTCTAAGAAAGATTTAGATTACTTTTCACAATTTAATGCAGTTTGTATTGATGAATGTTTACATCCGGATACTTTAATAACAATGGAAGATTTTTCCAAAAAAAAAATAAAAAATATTAAAAAAGGAGAAAAGGTATGGACATATAATAAAGATAAAAATATATATGAAATAAAAGAAATAGATTTTGTTTATAAAAATTTATCAAAAAATAATCAAATGTTTGAAATAGAAATGGAAGATGGTTCTATTTTAAATATAACAGGAAATCATAAAGTACTTACTAAAGAAAATGGTTGGGTAAGAGTAGATAAATTGTTAGAAAAAGAGGAAATAATCAGCATTGATATGATGAATATATAAAATAAACTACATCATGCAAAAGCAAGAAATTTATAATTATTTATGTGAAAATTCGCGAAAATTATTTAATAGAAAGGGAGGAATATTAAATATTAAGAACCATGAAATATTTAAAGAAATAAATTACGATTTTAAAAATGCAGAAGATTTATATGATTTTTTAAACCCCGAAATTAATAAAAAATGTAGATTAGATTCTTGCACCAATAAAAAAAGATTTAGAACATTTACAACCGGTTATTATGATTTCTGTTCTTTAAAATGTACAAATAAATGGTTATCAAAATCAAGAATAGGAAAAGGAAATCCAATTCATAGAATATCGGATGAAAATAGAATAAAATGGAAAAAAACATTATCTAAACAAGTTAAAGAACGTATAAAATCTGGAAATTGGACACCTGAAATTACTAATTCTTGGTGTCATTCAAGATATAAAATAAAATTTAAAAGAAATAAAAAAGAAATTGTTCAAAATGTAAGATCATCATGGGAAGCATTTTATCAGTTAATGAATCCTGACTTAATATATGAAAAATTAAGAATACCTTATAAAATTAATGGAGAATGGCATAATTATATTGTAGATTTCATAGATAATGATAATAAAACAGTTATAGAAATAAAGCCTAAATCTGAAGAATTAACAATTAAAAATAAAATAAAAAAAGAGGCTCTATTAAAATGGTGCGATGATAATCAATATCAGTATAAATTTATTAATGAAGATTTTTTCAAAAAACAAATATGGGATTTAAAATTAATAAAAAATCAACCTGATGAAGAAAGATTATCTAAATTTAAAAAATATTTTTTATGAAAATTAAAAAAATATCTAAAATAGATTATAATGAAAATGTTTATAATCTTCGTATAAAAAATGAAGAAGAAACAAATCATAATTATTTTGCAAATGGAATATGTGTTTCAAATTGCCATCATACTAAAGCTAATAGTATAAAAAACTTATTAGTTAAATGTTATAATGCTGAATATAAATTTGGTTTAACTGGAACATTACCAAAAGATGATACTTGTGATTCTTTTACAATTCAATCTTATTTAGGACCAAAAGTTTATACTATTCATTCTGCTGATCTTATTAGTGATGGTAATGCAACTCCAGTACATGTAGTAGGTATTGAGATGGATTATTTAAAAAAAGATATAAAAAAGAAATTATATGATTTAAGAAATGTAAAAGCGGATGAAAAAGATGGAGCAAAACTTCTTAATTTAGAAAAAGATGTAGTAAGAGAATCTAGAGAAAGATTAAATTTTATTGTTAAAAAAATAGCATCATCTACAAAAAATTCCCTTGTATTATTTTCTGATATTAAAAATGATTATGGAAGAAAAATTTTTAATTGGTTAAAAGAAAATACTGAAAAAAATGTTTATTATATTGATGGCGGTACAAAAAATGAAAATCGAGATTACTATAAAAAACAAATGGAAAATCAAGAAGATACAATAATTATTGCTTCTATTGGAGTTTTTAGTGAAGGAGTTGATATTTTGAATCTACATAACATATTTATTGCAGAATCCTACAAAAGTATGTTCATAGCTAGACAAGTTCTTGGGAGAGGGATGCGTCTTATGTCTGGAAAAGACAAAATAATTGTTATAGATTTTATAGATAATTATGAATATGGATCAGGATTTCAGAGAACTAATTATTTAATGCGGCACGGAAATGAAAGAGAAAAAATATATAAAGAAAATAATTTCCCTTATAAACGATTTAAAGTAAAGATATAGTGTTGTGGTAGTTAACAACCTTCTTTACATCTTCCCATTCCGGGTATCATCCATTTTATTGTAATGTTCATGTCTTATTCCTTTATCCCCGATTAACATTGATAAAAAATAGGAAACCCCGGAGCTTAAACTTCCTAATAATAATGGATTTATTAAATTATAATTAAATGTGAATAATTCTGTAAATCCATTTATACTAAATAAAAACAAACCTACCCAAAACCCTATGCACATAGGACAATGAAAAAATTTATTTTTAGGTTTAATTTTATTAAAAATACTTCCGTATGTTAAAATTAATGTTAATCCATACGAACATAATATAAAATAAATTAAATCCATTTGCTTTATTGTATATATATTAAAAATAAAATAAATCAATATTATGTATGTAGATGCTTATAGTATAAAAGTTATACCGGAAGATGCTGAAGATTTTGAAGAAATATTAAAAGATAATAATATAATATTTGAAGAACCTTATTTTTTAGATTCTATTTATGGAGGAGATGGTATGGTAACATTTTTATTTAAAGATGAAAAAAATTATAACAATGCTCTTGATATAAAAAGAAAATTTATAAAAGAATCTTTAAATGAAGGAGCTATAAAAACTTTAATGTATGACCTTATTGATGCTGTAAAAGTTTCATATGATAGAGGTAATGAAACAATTCCAGAAATTGATGCAGATATTAAAGTTGTATTATCACCGGAGGAATTAAAATTTTATGAAGAATATAAAGATCTTATAGTGAAAATGGCATTTGAAGAAGATATTGAAGAAATTGATATAGATGAAGCTAGTGGATTAAAAGATGATGTCCTTAGACCATGGGGAGGTAGAAAAGCTAGAAAAGATATGGGATATGGAAAAGGTGGAAGATGTAATTATCATCCAGAAGATGAAATAGAAGATGAAGATATTTATATAGAACCTATAGATTAATTTAAAAAATTAAAAAATTAAAAAAGGAGATCAGAATTGATCTCCTTTTATTTTTAAAAATATTATCTTCTTCTTGAACTTGAACTTCTGCTTTGTGTTGGTCTAGAATAACTTGAGCTTCTACTTTGTGTTGGTCTAGAATAACTTGAGCTTCTTGAACTTGAGCTTCTGCTTTGTGTTGGTTTAGAATAACTTGAGCTTCTGCTCTGTGCTGGTTTAGAATAACTTGAGCTTCTGCTTTGTGTTGGTCTAGAATAACTTGAGTTTCCCGAGCTTCTAATCTGAGCCGGTTTAGAATAACTTGAACTTCGCCTAGTTTGTGTTTGATTTTGAGATCTTACTGTTGTTGATCTAGTTGTTGATTGTGATCTTTGGTATGTTTGTGAACGATTTTGATTGTTAGTTCGTGATCCATTAGTAACTCTTACATATGGACTTCTATTAGTTGTTGTTCTTGATTGTATTCTAGATCTTGGAGTGGTTGTATTTGCAGAAGTTAAACCTCTTCTTTGTTCTCGACGAAGATTAGAATAATATCGGGCATTACTTATATTTCTATGGTACAATGGAGAATTATATCGTCTATTATGAACATAATAAGATCTATTATGATGTCTATACCATGGACGATAATGATAATAATGATAGCGGGGATAACGATTCCAATAATAAGAATAATAATGATTACAATCATAATACCATAAATCATGATAATTATAATGCCATGAATAATAAGGTCTATAATACCATGAATATCCAAAATAATTATAATAAGGATCAGAATTATAATAATTATTAATTATCGTTGAATTATCAGTTATTTCTTCATCTAAAATAAAATTAATAGGAAATGTAAATTTAACGCTTACATTTTTATTTCCTTGTCTTCCTGGGGTCCATTGAGGAGATGCCATTATAACTCTAATTGCCTCTGCATCTAAATAAGGATCTACTGATTCTATAACTTTAGCATTAATTACATTTCCGTGTGAATTAACTACAAATTCAACAAATACTTTTCCTTCAATTCTATTTTCGATTGCTGATTGAGGATATTTTACGTTTAATGTAATCCATTTTCTAAATTCTTTTATATCTTTATTATTAAATTTTGGCATACTTTCCACAATAAAAAAAATTTCTTCTTGTGGCGGATGGGCTCTAATATCTTCTTCTAACCTATATTTTTCATAATCTGTAAGATCTTTTTCTTGAGAAAATACAGAAAAGCTAGAAACAATTAATGCAAGTATTATAACTATTTTTTTCATAACATATTTTATTTTTGTTTGATATATATAATATAGTATAAAAATCGTACCACGTTTGTATTATATTATTAAGATTTTGTTAAGATGTTAAAAAAACATAACTAACATTATGTTTGAAGATAAATAGAATATATAAAATAAATTATCATTATATTATGAGAAAATTTACTACTGTATATAAAGAGAAGGTAAATGAAAGTGAACAACTACATGAATCAAAAATTGTTGGTGATTTTAGACAAATATATAATGCTTTATTAGAACATTATAATTTAACAGTTATTCATGATTTAAATGAAAGAAGTCAAGTTGCTTTTCTTACTGAATTAAATCAATATTGGTCTGAAGAAGAAGGTTTAAATGAATTAGGCAGAACTTTTTTACAAAAACGTTCTTTAAGATTAACTGAAAATTCAACTCCTTTACAAAAGAAAAATTATCTTAAAAGTAAAGCATCTGTTTTATTATCTGAAACAATACGCCAAAATGATCTTAAATTTAAACTTTATACAGTAATTGATGAAATGTATACTCAGGTTAAAGGTAAAGATATAAAAGATGTTTTATCACCTAATATGATTTCAGATATTGTTACTGAAGCATTTGCAGAATCATTAGATGAATTTATATCAGTAATAAGAACTGAAATTTCTGAAAGTTCAGAATGTGAGGAAGAAGATAAAGAAGATAAATTAGAAGAAGGCGTTGAAAAAGAAGTTGAGAAGATTGAAGAATCATCAAAACCTAAAGTTTATATTAAAAGAAAAAAATAAAATCTAAATACTAAGAAAATAAAAGGGAGTTAATAGCTCCCTTTTATATTTTGAATAAATAAAATAAATAAAACTCAAAAATTTTTAAAATGGCACTAAATTCAATCAAATCCTTAATACAAAAAAGGGGACAAAATTTTGTTGATAAACTTCTAAACGAAGAAGTTACGATTTCTGAAAAACTTGATACTTTTAGAATTCTATTCGAAAAGAAAAATGGAGAATTAATATTTTATAAAAAAGATAATTCACCAATTACATTAATTGAACGAACTCTTAATGATATTTGGGAAAACGCATTAATAGAAATTCCTACATTAATTAATGAAACAGAATTACCCGAAGGAATAGTATATGGAGTTGCATATACTCCAGTAGAAAGACCTCTTAGAATTCCTTATACAAATTTACCAAGATATGTTTTAACTGATATTACAAAAAGAAAAGATAGAAAAATTGTTGAAACATATGATTATGATGAAGTTACTCAATGGGCTGGAATGTTATGTATGGGAAGACCACCACTTTTATTTAAAGGAAAATTAACAGAGGAACAAAAAAGAGTTTTAATAAATTATGATACAGATAATTATGATGGAATAGAAGATAGTTTTTCTAAAACAGTTGAAAATATATTAAAATCATCATATTCCAAAGAAGATATTATAGAGGGAGTTGTGATTAAATCAGGAAAAAATTTAGTTCAAGTTTTATCTTATGAATTTGAATTATTAAATGAAGCGTATAAAAAATCTAATTCCTCAAGAGATTTTTATGATATAGTTTTATTAAGTTTAACAGAATTCATGAGTTCTTATAAACCTCCGAAAATTAAATCTAATAAACTAGATGAAATATACATAGAAATTATAAATGATATTTTTGTAAAATATTGTAAAACAGAAAAAATTAGTGAAGGTTTAGAACCAAAATATTTAACGTCTCCGCAATATGGAAATATTGGAAATCTTAATAAAAAATTTATAAAAAATAAAAAAGCACTTGAATTTATTTCTAGCGATCCAATTTATGAAGCCCTTTATAGAGTATTTTTATCATCATTTAGAAGATATAAAAAACCGTATGGTCTTTTAAATAGTGGAATAGTTAATAAATTTAATACATATGTTAAAATGATTGATGATATAATTAGTGAAGAATTAGTAGCTAATGAACGTGTTGATGATTATCTTAACCATTTATCCAATATATCTGAATCTAGATCAAATAATGTTACAGTTAAAACATTAAAAAGAAGAATACCAACAGATATTGATAATATGAGAGTAATTGCGTCTGTACAAAATGCATTTTTGCCTCAACAATATAATATTCCTCAAGGAGATGAAAGATGTGCTATTTATTTAACATCATATCAACCATTTACATCGGCACAAATGACGAATATTGAACAAATTCATAATCAATGGAATGTTCCGGTTATTTTAGCTGGGATTGGGAGTAAACGAGATAGTAATGGTAAAGATTTTCATATAAGTGATGAAATTATAGCAAATCAAATGAGATCTTTATCAAATTTTAACAAAAGCTTAATTCCATCATTTATGTTATTAGATACTTGGAATTTAAAAGAAATATTTGAATTTTGCCGCCCACATTATGAACCACTTTTAATTATAACAGATTCTGGAAAAAAATCAGAATTAGCCCTTCAATTATTTTATGAAGAAGAAATTATGGGTGGAAAAATAAATGTTCTTCCAGAATTTAATATTGGAGAGATGGAAAATAATGATGCCAAACCTGCACATAGATCAATAGAAGATGGAAATGGTAGTTTATTCATAGAATTAACTCCTAAAGCAATTCATAATTTTTATGATAGTATCATAAATGAATATAGAACATGGGAGGGTG